GTGCTGAGGGACACTTTGGTCTTATGCCTGCTACTAGGCAGACTTGGGAGAAGCGCACCGGGGCGCAATACAACCCGAACGATTTCACTGAGAGCCTTTATGTCTCGGCACTGACTATGCGCGAGAATATGGGGCTTGCTAGGGGCAACCTGAATGACGCCCTGCGCATTTACAACGCAGGCACTGACAGGACAAACTGGAACAACGAAGAGACCCGCGCCTACGTGGGCAAGGTGCTAGGACACGACTATACCGCAGATCAGAACGCTATGGGCGCGAAGATCAAGGGCAAGACCCTTACTATGCGGGACCTTACGGACATGCCGACTGGTTCCTCTCTCGACATCGCTCCTAAGGACATGGAGAAAGCCTTTAGGTCTGGACAGGTTCGTATGCCAGAACATGCGGACAAGGACAAGCTGGTCGCTGAGGCGCTGTCTCCATCCGCCCCTCTGAAAAGGATGACGACGAATAAGGCTGCTATCCAAGATGCGCAGAGCCGAGAGGCTGGTGCCGGGATGCAGCACTCGATTGACAACAGCTTTTCTCCAGTACAGAAGTTCGCTCACGCTGCTGCTGATCTTACGCTTACCGCCTCTATTATCAAGCAGTTCACCAGAGACCATCCCGAACAAGAGGAAGGCTTCGGACGGTACTATGTGGAAAACTGGAAAGAGATCGAGAAGTTCGCGCAGAACGAGCATGAGGCTAGCCGTCTAAGGAGAGCCCGCAGTAAGGCTGAGTTGGCCCAAATCCAGCAAGACATCACCGAACGGCGCGGACACCAAGAGGTTTATGCCAAGAGCACGTCTGACGCGCTGATCTACGGTGGGCTGGCGTCGGTCACAGACCCGGCTGGTCTGGCCTTGGGGGCTGGAGTGGGAAAGGGTCTTCAAGTCTTTGGCGTTGGCTCAAGAGTACTGCTTAGCGGTAAGAAGGCGGTAGCGGCTGAGGAAGCCGTTGAAGCTGTCACGAAGCTCACGCCTGCGGCTCAGAAGCCTCACCCGTTCCTAACCACAGTCGAGACCTACGTCGAGAACGGTGTAACCAAGAGGCGCACTGTGCCGCTTATGGTCGGCCCTAAAAACTCTGCTGAGGTGATTACTCCCGGAAGAGCGGCAGTCGCGGCTCAGGCGGAAGTGAAGCCTAACGTGGCTGCTGGCGTAGCCTCTCTTATGGCTGAGGGTGCCGGGGCTAACCTTCTGGCGGACGCCACTCTTGACGCTTTGGGCGACCACAAGACTACGATGGATTACGCCATTGACGGCGGGCTCGGTCTGTTTATGGGGGCCGCAGTATCCCCGTTTGTCATCAAAGGCGTGAACGACGAGACCTTGCGGAACCTAGCCTCTAAGTTCCAACGGGAGGCGGCTGAAAAGGAATTCACGCGCTTCAAGTCTGTACAAGACGACTTGGGCCCAGACGCTACTCCGGACGAGATTATGGAGAAGAGGGATGCTTGGGAGCTTAGGGATACCTTACGTATTTCTCTCGCTCCGGTTGACGCTCAGATGAAGTTCCTGCAAGACGACCCTGCGGCGCATCTCACGACTAACAGCGAAGTCTTAAACGACATCAGCGCTAGGTACAACCTCGCCGCCGTGTCAGATGAAACAGAGCGTAGTGTCGTAGCCGAGTTGATCGCTCGTTCAGAGGCGATGTCTAAGGCTAACCCTGTGGACACAAAGGGGGTCACGTCTGTTCTAGCTAAGGTGAAGGCGGGCGATGACCGTGGCTGGGAAAGCACCGGCATGACGCTTATGTCGTCTAACAGTCCGGTAGCCCGCAGCGTTGGGCAGATGCTCCTCGAAGGTACCACAGGTGCCGGCGGGCGCAGACGTACTGCCGCTATGTCCCAAGTCGTACGGGAGCGCCTATACAACCGGCACATGGTTGGCTACGACGACCTGTATCACCTGTACCGGAACGAGCGTGGCGTACACATCGCCCTTGACGCGGTCAAGGGCGACGTCCGTGCGGACTTCGGCAGGGCGGTAGCCATTGAGATCGAGAGCCGCAACCTGCCTCCTGACATAGAGCGTGTGGCCCCTCCGGCGCACCCTGCGGTGTCGGCAGCGGCTGACCTGTTTGAGAAGGGCATGGACCACATGCGTATCGAACAGCAACATGTCGGCACGGTGGGCGCTGCTAGGCTTGGCAACACATCAACCGGGTACTTCATGCACAGGCTTGATCCCAAGGCTGTAGCTAAGCTGTCCCGGGTCCAGCAAGACAATGTGCGCAAAATCCTGTCGAACCAGTTTGTCTCGGAGATGGGTTATGACCGCAAGTTCTCTGATACGTTGGCTGCTAAGTACTTAGAGCGGGCTATCGACAAGCGGTACGGGATGGGACAAGTTCCCTTTAACCTACACGATCCAGAAGCTGCTGACATTGTCAATGACACCTTGAAGGCACTAGGAATAGAGTCCCATGACGCCGATAGGCTTCTGGCGAAGTTCTCTCGGGGTGGCGCTGGTCATACCAAGGGACGTCTGCGCCTTGACCTGCTGGCGGACATCGGAGACGACATGAAGCTTATCGACCTATTCAGCACGGACATTACGGCGCTGTATCGGTCCTACGCTCGTCGTGTATCTGGAGAAGTGGCTCTGGCTCAATACGGCATTATGGGCAAGAAGGGGCTTGATGTTCTTAAGCAGGCGATGAAGGCTAGCAATGCCTCCGAAGGGGACATGGCTGCATTCGATCAAATCTCTTCCGAGTTCCTGAACCTGTCCTATGGAAGCCATAACCATAACTACATGGACAACATCCGGATTGCTACCAGTCTGTCCCGTCTAGGTGGCATGGGCTTTACACAGTTCGGTGAGTACGGCAACGGGCTAGCTGCTGTTGGTCTACACCGCACCTTTAACGCTATCGGGTCTATGCCCCGACTGATTAAAGAAGTCGGACAGATCACTAAAGGTGGTCATGCGAAGAACCCTATTCTAGACAGTATCGACCTTCTCGGTGGACACATTGGTCTTGACGAGTACACGCTTACCCGTCTTTGGGACGTACCTGATAACAGCATCAAGATGTACGGAACCGAGAACATCGGGGTTACGTCACGAGCCCTTCGCTTGGGTGGAAACTTGCAAGCTATCCTGTCCGGGCACCGAATGATTACGGCGGTGCAGACCCGTGGTATGGCAGAACAGATCGTTCATAAGCTTATGAAGATCACCCGTGACGGTTTAGACGACGCTGCTATCAGGGACATGGGCATTAGCCCGAAGCTCCAAGCGAAGATCAAAGCAGACCTTCCTAACATCGCAGAGTTCGACGGTAAGGGCAACCTGACTAAGCTTGACCTGTTTAAGTCTAAGATGTTGGAAGAGGATATTATGGAGATGCGAGACGCGATTGAGCGTGGTGCTTCTCAGATCATCCAGCGCACTTACACCGGGGAAACCGGGAAGTGGGCGCACAATGGCTTCCTAAAGATACTGGCACAGTTCCGGACGTTCAGCCTTACCGCTGTAGAAAAGCAGTGGGGAAGGAACGCTAGGAACTACGGGGCGCTTAAGTCCGCAATGTACCTTCTAGGCGCTATGTCGTTCGCTGCTCCCATCCATGCCGCCCGCGTTCATGCTAGGACGCTTGGTATGTCCCGGAGTGAGCGCGAGGAGTATATCCAGAAGAACATGGATGTCGGCGCGTTTGTGCGGGCTACGATGGGTTACGCCTCAGCCTCCGGCCTTCTCGGGGACATCTACGACGTCGGTGTCGGGGCGTTCTCTAGCTGGTTCGGAGACGAGGGCCGGGACTTCGCGGAGACCATCGGCGTTCGTGGCGGCGGTCAGAACAAGTTCCTAGGAGGCGTCATAGCCCCGGGGGCTTCTCTGATCGAAGACCTGTACGCGGGAGTGCGCGGTGATCCTCACAAGCTCTTGCGAGCGATGCCGTTCAGCAATCTCCCTTATATCCAACCTCTTGTAAACTTCACAAAGCAAGAGGACGAATAACAACTAGCGGCCTGTCCTTAACGGGGCGGGCCGCTGCCCTTTGGAAATGATACCATCGGGCACAGAGTTCAACCTTAACATCGGAGGAACAGAGCATGTCTCTTGACCCGATGCTGGCTACTAGCGCTAAGTTCTCCATTAACACTTTCACCGGCGACGGTGTAAAGACTACGTGGGACTTAAACTTTTCTGGTGGCTACATCCGACGTGACCACGTCAAAGCATACTCGACTTCTCTTGCCGATGTAAACACGACGCAAGTGTTGTCGTGGGTTGGCCCGAACCAAGTGACTATTACACCTCCGGTTCCTAACGGCCACACTCTCACAATCTATCGTGATACTCCAAAGGATTTGCCCGTAGCGGACTTCCTCGATGGAGCTATCATCAACGAAACAAACCTTGACTTCATCGCTAAACAGTCCGTCTTCGTTTCCGCTGAAATGGTGGACAGACTTAACCTGTTTGCTAACGAAGCGCACCAAGCCCTGATTAACTCTGAACAAGCTATCACGTTTGCTCAGGCTACGATCAACGGGGACTTCACTTTGTTCCTTCGGGGCAACGTGGCGAATAACTGGACAGTCGGTCAGAACTTCCCTGTAGGGACACAAATCGCCGGATCAGCTATTGCTACGCAAAGCTACGTTACGTCTGCTTTGGGCTCATACGCGACTTCTGCAAATCTCAGCGCTGCTGTTACAACGGCGGCTACGGACGCGACGACTAAGGCTACTGCTGCCCAAACCGCCGCTGCTGCGGATGCGACTAACAAGGTCAACATAGAAACTAATCGCGCTAAAAGCATGGAAGGCTTCCTTCTTTGCATAGCGCTTCGCTAAGGAATAACAATGGCTAAGACGCCTAATAGCGCGATCACGCCGCAGACGCCTAAGTCGTGGACTGCGCAGAATAACAACACCGCTTACACCGGCACACTGACTGCGCCTACAGGCTCTGGTCTGGTTACGCTGGCGACCGGCTCTCTCGACGGGGACCGGATCACTTCTCTTAAGCTTACGCCTTTCCAAGCGAACGCTACGGCGGTGCGGGTTGATCTTTGGCGTAAAGTTGGTGCCTCCTTCTTCCCGATTAACTCCGTCGTTCTGCCGGTAGTTTCTCTCGGCGCTGCTAAGCTTGAGCCAGTGGATTTTGGGTTCTCTGAAAACAACCCGCTGTTTCTTAACTCCGGCGACCAGCTTGTGCTTGGCGCGGCAGGCGTAGCCAGCTTCGTCGCGGACGCCCAAGGGGCCAGCTACTAATGGCCCTGCTGGGAATGCCTCCGCAATCGCTGGTGTTTCCAAAGCAAAAATTAGTACGGCCCGGCGAGAGCCTGTCTGGAAGATTTAGTCTAGGAAGCTCAGCCGGGCCTGAAAGCTGGCTCTCTTTATTCCGTAAAGATGGCGGGCAGTTCACAGACGCAAAGCTCGCCGTAACACCTGCTGGTGAGACCTACCTTTCGGTAGTATCGGACTTGTATCCTGTTAACTCCAGAGAGGTAATTACCACTAAGGTAGATCGTTTCGGTGAAGTGGTTTATTCCACTTACTGCAATGCAAACGGTTATTACGCCCCAAAGCCAGTGTTGTACGGTAGCGGTGACATTGAGTTGCCTTTGGTAATTTTGCCTAACCCTTGGTCAGCCGCCGACCCAATAAGGACTACCTTCGTCCGACTTAACTCTTACGGGTCTATAGCCAGACAGACCTCAATAAGAGTGCAGGACAAGCCTTGGGACTTAGGAGGTGGGCTGGTTCGTGTCTTCAATAGTGCCTACTATTCAGAGGACATTTCTTTTTACGCTGCTGAGTACATCGACTTTGACAGCCCGTATACTAGGGCCTCTGTAATCAAAGTATCGCAGTCCAGCGGTGTCCAGTGGGTGCGGGGATTTGAGTACTCTAGTTCACAGCACCCCCAAAATTTTGGTGGTGTATGTGTTGATAGTCAGGGTAACTCGTACGCTATTTCAACCGAGGGTCGAAGCATAGTAGTTAAGTTAGACCCTGCCGGCAATGTACTATTCCAAAAAAGAATAAACGGGATATATGACCCAACGGACAATCCGTTTCGTTCTAGCGCTATTGCATTAAGTCCTAACGGAGACGTATTCATTGTCGGCCAGAACTTCGGCATTTGGGATAACGCCGTTTTATGCCTAAGCTCCTCAGGAACACTCAAGTGGGCTAAAAGCTTGGGTAGTGGGTTTCTGGCCTCCGTTGTCGTTGATCCCGTCGGGTCAGTATACGTACTCGGGGATATGGGTAACGGGATTACTTTGGTCAAGCTGTCGGAAAGTGGCGGCTTGCTGTGGAGTAAGACTTTTATAGGAAGTTCTCTCGCTCCCAAAGACATGGCACTATCCAAAGAGTTTATCCACTTTTCTGGAATGGGCAGTTCTAATGTCCTATTGGGTAAAATTCCGATTGATTGGGCAGGAGCAGGAACAACTGCCGGCATAACCTACGGTGCTATAAACATACCTGTCACCAACCAAGCTTTGACTTTAAGCGACGTGTCAATCCCTAATGTTCTTAAGCCTAGCCTTAGTGCGGGAAACACCGTTAGCGCGCTTAGCTACAAGTTTGGTTCCACATCGTTAAACCCTGTATAAACATGAGTACAAGAACAATGAACAACGAGTTGGGCGAGTACGCCGTTCGTGCTGGCCCAGCGCTTGCTACGAGCGGGCTGACCCTGTTTGGTCTGCCTATCGCAGATATCGTGCAGGTTCTCGTTGCTGTGTATACCATCCTTCAAATCGGGTGGTTTATCTACAGCAGAGTAAAACAGAAGAAGTAAAGATATGGCTGCTAATGAAGGCAAGCTGAGTGACCTTCACGAGAAAGTCGCTCACGTACTGTCAGAGGCCCTCAATGGGCAGGAACTGCCGGGAGAGATCGACGAGGAAACCGGAGAGGTCAGGGTAATCAAAATTCCCCCTTCTGCTGCTATCCTTCAAGTCGCGGCTAAGTTCCTAAAGGACAACAACATCACCTGTGCTCCCGGCGAAGATAACGCTATGGGAGAACTCAAAGCAAAGATGGAAGCTAGGGCTAAGGCCCGAGAACTCCGGAAGTCAGACGTTGTGTATGCTTCCGAAGATATGAGCTTCCTAACGGGCCTGCCTAACTAATGGCTAGCCGGGAGAGCGCCGAAGCTGCTCTTAAGCGTTGGAAGCAACTTGAGCTTCTACAGCAAGAGTACCGAAGCTTCGGCACATTCCTAGAGGACGCGATGGCGCACCTTGGGTTCCCTACGAGCCCGGTGCAATTCGACATTGGGAACTTCTTGGCTCACGGGCCACAGTACTCAATGATCCAAGCCCAGCGGGGCCAAGCTAAGACCACGATCACTGCGGCGTTCGCAGTGTGGACGCTCATTCACGAGCCGCGTTCCCGAGTGCTAATCCTCTCGGCAGGCGGCACACAAGCGAATGAAATCTCCACACTGATCGTTCGCCTCATCATGACTATGGAAGGCTTGGAATGTCTGCACCCTGATCCGACTAACGGGGACAGGACGAGCGTTGAAGCGTTCGACGTGCATTACAGCCTCAAGGGTGTGGACAAGTCTCCTAGCGTGGCCTGCGTCGGTATTACCGGCAACCTCCAAGGTAAGCGGGCTGACCTCCTTATCGCAGACGATATCGAGAGTACGAAAAATTCTCGTACAGCGAACATGCGGGAACTCCTGCTGGACCTTACGAGGGACTTCACGTCTATCTGCGCCACGGGCCGCATTGTGTATCTCGGGACCCCTCAGTCTCAAGAGAGCATTTACAACACATTGCCGGCACGGGGCTTTACCGTCCGTATCTGGCCGGGCCGGTTTCCAAGCCCGGAGCAAATCGAGAACTACGGAGACATGCTTGCTCCGTTTATCTCTCGGGCTCTAAAGGCAAATCCGGCTCTCGCATTTCGTGGCGGGATGCTAGGGGATCAGGGTCAGCCTATTGACCCCGGTTACATGAGCGAGGAAATCCTCCAGAAGAAAGAGCTAGACCAAGGCCCTACCTACTTCCAACTCCAGCACATGCTGAATACGAAGCTGGCGGACGCCGCGCGGTTCCCGCTCAAAGTGGAGCAACTCGTTGTCATGCCCCTAGGTAAGACAGAGTACTTCCCGCTTAAGGTTATCCGTGGGATGACCGAAGGCAGCCTTAAAGCATATAGCGTCGGGACCGTCACATTTAAGATGGCCACCCCGCACGTCGGAAGCTCTGATGAGCCAAACGACGTGGCTAAGCTTCAAGGTATCTGCATGTATGTTGACCCTGCGGGCGGCGGAAAGAACGCCGACGAGACCGGGTATGCTGTTACAGGCTTCCTTAACGGGAACGTGTACTGGCTTGCATCGGGGGGTCTTCCGGGAGGGTACTCTGTCGAAGTTTTGGAGCGGCTGGCTAAGGTCGCTGCCGACTGGAAAGTCAATGTTGTAAAGATCGAGAAGAACATGGGTTACGGTGCGTTCCGTGAAGTGTGGCTTCCGATCCTTAGGAAACAGCATCCTACAACCTCCGTCGAAGACGACATGGTTTCAGGACAGAAAGAACTACGGATCATCGAAACCCTAGAGCCGGTTATCGCTCGCGGGTCGCTAATCGTAAACCAAGACATTGTGGATATGGACCGCGAGTGTTGCGATAGACACGAGATGTCTAAGCGCGCTCTATACAGCGTGTTCCATCAGATGTCTAAGATCACGCGCGAACGCAACGCGCTGATCCATGATGACCGACTGGACGCCCTTGAAGGGGCTGTCCGACATTGGGTCGCTCAGCTTGCTATCGACCAGCAACGTGCCGTCGAACAAGCACGGGCTCGTGAGCTAGCTGAGACTTTGAAAGACCCATTAGGCCACCGACGTTATGACCCTCCGGGTCGCCGTGGTGGTTCCCTCTTTGACAAATATAGGAGATAACAGGTATGCAAGCTTTCTCTCTCCCTTCCCCGAACATCGGCGGACAGGGGCATCACCTGCGCCGGATCGCGGCCAAAGCGATTAGCTACATCGAAACCTCTGCCCCGTCTTACACGGGTGGCGTGGGTGTGGCTGAGAGGCATCCGTCTGCCGACGAACTCGAAGCGTTCTTCCTCGCCTGCGCGGCGGCTGTTACGCCCTTCAAGCTGGCTACGCCTGTCACTGGCGAGACTGGCACGTAATGCAAAACGTTTCCGTAGTTCCCGCTGTAACGCGAACGTCAGTAGGAGACATGTTTGTTCTGGACGTGAGCGACAGGGAAGCTGTCCTTGTCAACATCACGTCTATCGGCGGTGGCGGTACCCTTGTCTTTGAGGGTACCATCGACAACACAAACTGGTTTTCTGTTCTTGCTACGCCTATGGGCGCAACGGGCGGCGTTACTTCTACTACCGCAGTCGGGGCGTTTCTGGTCGATGTGACGCTGGCCGTCCGGTTTAGGCTGCGCCTTTCGGCGTACACGTCTGGAAACATCATCGCCCACGCCTCCCATGCTTACGAAAGCCGTCCTGCCACTAGACAAGTCGGGGCAGTGCTTAGCGCTGGGTCTGCTGTCATCGGCGGCGTCGTACAGACGCAGGCTGTTTCGCCTGCTGCCGGAACTACCGCATTCAGGCGGCTGTCAACCGCTGACATTAACGCAATCGCTGTCAAGGCTTCTGCTGGCAAGCTTCTTGCCGGGGCGATCTTCAATGAAAGCGCCTCAAAGCGGTATGTAAAGTTCTACAACAAGGCATCCGCACCTGCTCCGGCTACTGACACGGCCTTGCTGGTCTTTACATTAGTCCTTCAACCCGACACTCTGGTCTGCATTGACCAAGTGCTTGGTAGTACAGGGCACTCGTTCACCGCCGGGATTTCTTACGCCATCACCGCCGCTCTGGCAGACGCTGACGTAACCGCTATCGCGGCGAACGAAGTCACTATGAACCTCCTGTATGCTTAAGGTGTTGAGCCTCGTCGTAATGACGGGGCTCCTCTCCTGCGAAGCTCGTCCGGAAGTATCCGCGCCCTCCGGGCTTGGAAGCAAACCTGAGGCAGCCGAGAGCAGCACGGGTCAGCGACCCTGGGGTTA